AGTCACCTGGACAACAGTGGGCAAAAACCGAAGTCTTGCCTGTTCGTAAATCATCACCACTTTCTAAGGATTCAAAAGAAGCCAAAGAATGGGTAGACGGAATTCCAGATATTAATGATATTTTTGGACTTAAGTCATATGACGAGCTTAGCAATATTATTAATAACTGGTTAAATGGCGAAGAAGAAGCAGAGAGTACTGGATCTGAATGGAATAGTAGTAATGAAACTTCCTCTAATTCTAGTGATGAAGATAGTGAAGGGAAAAGTTATTCTAGCCTAGATGATGCTTTTTCTGACTTAATGAGTTAATATACTAACTAGTCATTATTCTTAAACCCGGCATTATTGCCGGGTTTTTTTGTTTCTATCTTAATAATTAATAGCATAGATTAACGAGGAAATAATGTCAGCTTTAAACATGGAATATGTAATTGAATCTACGGCAAATAATTTAGACATAATTCAGTGGTTTCAGACCGATCATGATCAAATACGATCACTATATAATTATGCTTATGATGATATTTTGTTAGAAAGAGTAAAATTAGAAACGTTTTATAGAAAAAATAAGGTAATGATTGACAGTCTAACTGAATCAATAACAAATCAGCAAGGAGGCGTTTTGATTGGTGAGGGCCTAATGAAAGATCTAGGCGTCGACTTAAGTATTATGGCCGGAACTTCTGCAAAAGTGCTAAGTGCTGTTCCACTATTAGGACAAGCAATTGCCGCCGGCGGAACACTTTATTACACTGTTAGAGCAATTAACGCTTGGCGAAAAGGAGAAAAACTTACTGCTTTTTTTGAAACTCTCTCAGCAGCTATGACTGCTGGTACCGTCATAGGACCGGTCGGAGCAGCTCTATCAGCAATAGGCAATCTTTTACTTAAACCGTTTAAAGTATTTTTTGGTCTTTTTAAAGCTGAAGGATTAATAGGAAAGTTTTTTGCTAACTTTTTTAAAAAAGGACCGGCGGCAGAAAAAATAGTTGCTGAAACAGCTGAAACTGTCGCAAAAGCCCCTGCTGCAGCTAAAGCTGCTGATGGGGCAATGAAGTTTTCTGATAAAATTGATGATATTGTTAAGTTTTTTGAAACACCTGCAGGAAAAGAAATAGCTAGTAAAATACCGGGTTTTGAAATTTACTTAAGTTTATTGCAAAAACTAAAATCAATGTTAGGATTTTTTGGAAAGTTTACAAAGTCAGCTATTAAGGTCGAAGGTAAAGCTGCTTCTGAAATAACAGAAGAGTTAGCAAAACATTCTGATGATGCACTAAAATTAGCTGGAGAAGTAGGTGATGAAGGATTAGAAACTGTTATAAAGACTGCACAAAAATCATTTGATGACGCTGCCGAAGCTGCTGTTAAAGCTGAAAGAGAATTGGCAACTGTAGGGTCTAAACAAGCAAAAGTTGCCAGTCAACTTAAAAACGCAACACGTGTTCAGCAAGAATTAAGAGTGGCATTAGACCCAAAGAGAATAAACCTTTTGAGACAAAACGTTCTAGACGATATTGGGAGGTTAGCAGCTGAGTCGGGAGAAAACATTGCAAAAAGAGCTTCACAAGAACTTCCAGATGCTTTTAAAGCAATTAAACCAGACAAAATGGCTGCTTGGTTAAAAGGAATAGAAAATTTTTCAGGTATGCGTGCCGGAATGACAAAAGCGCTTAAAAATACTAACCCAGAACTAGCAGCAAAAGTTGCAAAAATGTCTAGTGAAGAATTTGCTAGCTTTGCTGCAAAACAATTTTGTGGTAACGGATCTAAAGTTGTTATGAAAAAAATGGTATCTAAAGGTGGTACTAAGGCTGGAGAGGTTGGCTTTGAAATTGTGGGCAAGAATGGTGCTAAATTTACAATGGACATGGCAGATATTGGATTAGTCTTTGGTAGAGAAGGAGGCGCAAAAATAATATCTAATATCTTAGGTCAGACTACTAGAAAAGCGCTAGAAAAAGAAGCTATTGCACTTGCAAAAGAAGCAGCTGAGCTAACTAAAACATTAGGTTTGGCAGACGAAGCTGCTAAAGCTGCCCAAAAGTCTTTAGAGGAATTAATTAGTAATCCAAAAGCTTTACAAAAATTAACAACTGAAGTAATTGAAGAAGTTGGACCTGAAGCTGCTAAAAATGTTGAAAAAATAATTGCTCCTGTAGCATCTGGCGGGTCAAGAGCCGCAGCAGGAACATCTAAAAAAATAGTAGAAGAAGTAACTGAAACTTATTTTAGAAATATCAAATCTAAATTAATTAATCGAATAATAGCATATGCTTCACCTAGTTTAGACAAATCTGACTTCGAAGAACTAGAATCAGGCGATCAAGACTATTTAAGAACAGACGCAGAAAGAAATAATCAAAGTTCTGACACTGAAATAATAAGACCGAGCAGTGGTGGTTCAGGAAGAGGACTAAGAGAAAACTATATGCTTGAAGACATCATTATGTATTCAAAAATCAATTCTAGTAGAATTAGGTCACAAAAATTAATTAACTTAATTAATTGAAAATTTAAACCCTCTTACATTATAATTCCTATATAAATTAGGAGTGAATAATGGGAAATGATGATTTTACCTCGCAACTTATTAAGTCATTAAACAAAGACTATAAAACAAAGGTTGCTTATAACCTTGCTGAAGACGAAAGTCCAACACAAGTAAAAAGATGGATTAGTACTGGGTCTAAATTATTAGACTATATCTGTGCAAATCAAGAAAATGGAGGATTTCCAGAGGGACGTATCGTAGAAATGTTCGGGCCACCCTCAATTGGAAAGTCGCATATTGCAACTCAAATTGCAAGAAGCACCCAGCAGATGGGTGGTATTGTAGTGTATATCGATACAGAAAACGCAACAAGTATTGAAAATTTAGGTAACTTAGGTGTAGATGTTTCACAAAGATTTGTATATGTAGATACACATTGCACTGAAGAAGTACTTGACTTGGCTGAAAAGACGATTCTTAAGGCACGTGCACTAGATAAGGATGTACCGGTTACAATTATTTGGGATAGTGTTGCTGCATCTTCACCAAAAGCAGAATTACTAGGTGACTATGACAAAGAAAGTATTGGACTCCAAGCTCGAGCTATTTCTAAAGGTATGCGAAAAATTACAGGTGTGATTGGGCAAACAAACAGTCTTTTAGTTTGCTTAAATCAAATACGAACAAAAGTAGGAGTTATGTATGGAGATCCTGATACTACACCCGGAGGTAAGGCAATCCCTTTTCACTCATCTATACGAATCAAATTGGGTGCGGGTCAACAAATCAAAGAAGGCGACGATGTTATCGGTATTCATGTCTGGGCTAAAACAGTTAAGAACAAAGTTGCACCGCCGTTTAGAAAAGTAGATTTTCAGATCCATTTTGGAAAAGGTATCGTTGAACATGAAGAAACATTTGATCTTTTAAGAAAACACGGAATGGTGACGCATGAAGACAGGACTTATCTTATCTCTGGAACGGGTGGTTGGAAAACAATTGAAATGATGGATGAAAATGGATCTCTGCTTGATTCTAAAAAATTTAGAAAAACTGAGTTTAATGAAATTCAAAATGACCAATTTTGGGGACCTATTGTTGATATCATTCTCAAAGATGCAATGACTAAAAAAATGGGAACTAGTAGTGGTGTAGAAATCGATCCTGAGTCATATGAGGAAGTTAAAGAAGTAGGCAACTTACTCTTAGACTTTGATGAGAGCGACCTGTAATGGTAAAAGACAGAATTCTTATATTTGATGCGCTTAATGTTTTTATGCGACATTATATAGCACACCCTGCAATGTCAGAAAACGGTGAGCAAATAGGCGGGATTGTAGGTTTCTACTATAATCTCGTCAATCTTATTGAAAAATGTAAGCCTGAAGGTGTCATTGTTGTTTGGGAAGGCGGCGGAAGCAAGCGTAAAAGAGACTTATATCCTGAATATAAAAAGGGGAGTCGTCCTGCAAAAATGAATCGTTACTACGATAAAGAAGAAATACCCGACACAGTTGAAAATAGAAATTTTCAAATTAGAAATCTGGTGGGGATACTTAGTAATCTGCCTGTTTGTCAAGTCTATATAGAAGATGCTGAGGCTGATGATGCAATCGGATACATGGCAAAGTATAAGCTTAAAGATAAAAACAAAGTTATTGTCACGGGCGATCATGATTTTTATCAACTAGTTGACGAGAATTGCATTCTGTATTCTCCAAATTCGAAATCATTTATTAATACGGATACTGTGCTAGAGAAGTACGGTGTTCATCCTCATAACTTCTGCCTAGCTAAATCAATAGTAGGTGATAAGTCTGATAATATTCCGGGTGTCCCGGGTGCTGGATATAAAACGCTGGTAAAAGAATATAGTGAGCTGTTTAAGAAAGAAGACTTTGAAAGTAACTCATTTCAGCTGTTTGTAGAGAACGACGTTAAACACCAGGATAATCCAAAGAAAAAGATATATAAATCCATTAAAGATAACGAAAAGTTGATAGAACGTAATATCAGATTGGTCAGATTGGATGTAGATAACTTAGTGCATATGCAAACCAAAAAACTTGATGAAAGCATTGAAAATTTCAAACCTACATGGAATAATATGAATGCAATAAAATACCTAAAAGAAAATAATATAAATAACATTGACATTCTTCAACATGGGTATCTCTTTAGAAACCTTAAACAAGGAAAAATTTTATAATGAACGCATCAGCAAATATTAACTACTTTTCAAAATACGGAAAAGATTTTCAAGAAAAGATTTTTCAAGCACTCTTAGATGATCATTCTTGGGCTTCACAAATGATGGAGGTGATGAAATATGACTATTTTGAACTCAAATACCTTCAGTTTCTTTGTGACAGATTTTTCAGTTTTCATGAAAAATATAGAAACTTCCCGACACTCCCATTATTAGTTTCTATTATCAAGGATGATTTATCTACTGGTGATGATGTTATTCTTCGAGAACAAGTAATTGAATATCTTTCTCGCATGAAAGCGAATCCTAACCTAACAGATCTAAAATATGTAAAAGATAAAGCCTTAGATTTTTGCAAAAAGCAAGCACTCCAACAAGCACTTGAAGATAGTGTAAGGGCAATTAAATCAGAAAACTATGAGTCTGTTCTTAGTATTATGAAAGACGCAGTTTTTAAGGGGAATTCATCAACAACAGGTCATGACTTTTTTGAAGATCATGAAGCACGATTCCAGCTTATTGATCGTGCAACATGCCCAACAGGTATTAGTCACTTGGACAAAAAAGACGTCTTAAATGGTGGTCTTGGCCGAGGTGAAATTGGCGTTGTAGTTGCTAATACCGGTGTTGGAAAATCTCATTACCTAGTTGCTATGGGTGCTGAAGCCTTACGACGTGGAAAAAATGTAGTTCATTACACTTTTGAATTAACTGAAACGGCCGTTGGTATAAGATACGACAGTAATTTGTGTAGTATTCCATCTTCAAATGTTATTCAAAATAAGGAAAAAATACTCGAAACTTATTCAGAAAGTGACTTTGGAAGATTGATAATTAAGCAATATCCCACGGGGGCGGCAAGCATCGTAACTATTAGAAATCATTTAGAAAAGCTAGCAATGAAAGATTTCAAACCGAGCTTACTCGTAATCGATTATGCGGATATTATGCGATCTACACGAACTTACGATTCACTTAGACACGAACTTAAATTAGTATACGAAGAACTTAGAAACTTGGCAATGGAAATGAACATACCTATTTGGACAGCATCACAGGCAAACAGAGACTCTGCAAAGTCTGATGTTGTTGGATTAGAAAATATGTCTGAGGCATATGGTAAAGCCATGGTAGCAGACGTTGTTGTTTCACTTTCGCGCAAGCCTATGGAAAAATCTACAGGAGCAGGTCGACTCTTTGTGGCAAAAAATCGTGCCGGTCGTGACGGATTAATGTTCCCGATCCGAATTGATACATCAATGTCAAAAATTGAAGTATTAGAAGACGTTGGAGAAATGTCAATTGCAGATGCAGTTGAGGCTCATAACGTTGGAACAAAAAATATGCTTAAATCAAAATGGAAAGAAATTACAGGAAAATAATCAGGGAGAATTAATGTACGATTATCAAAAGGTTTATGAGTCGTCTCTAGAATACTTTGGAGGCGATGAACTAGCTGCATCAGTTTTTGCAGGAAAATACGCACTACAGGATGAAGAAGGTAATTATTTGGAATTGACACCAGATGATATGCACAAAAGACTGGCAAAAGAATTTGCTCGTATTGAACAAAAATATGATAACCCAATGAGCTTTGCAGAAATTTATGGTCTATTCCAAGGGTTTCGTTTCGTAGTCCCGCAAGGGTCACCTATGAGCGGCATTGGAAATGATGCAAAGATTCAATCAGTTTCTAACTGTTTTGTTATTGCAGCACCTGAGGATAGCTATGGTGGAATCTTAAAAGCAGATCAAGAACAAGTACAAATTATGAAAAGAAGGGGTGGGGTAGGATTTGATGTTTCTACTATTCGACCTAAAGGAATGTTTACTTCTAATGCTGCAAAAACTACTGACGGAATTGAAGTTTTCTTAGAAAGATTTTCAAATTCATGTCGAGAGGTTGCTCAGGGCGGTCGACGAGGTGCATTAATGCTTTCAATCTCTGTTCATCATCCACAAGTAATGGATTTTATTAAAATTAAAAGAGACCTTACAAAAGTCACAGGTGCCAATATATCAGTTCGTGTCACAGATGAGTTTATGAAAGCTGTTAAAAGCGATACAGAATATATTCAAAGATGGCCTGTAGATTCAGATACTCCAGAAGTCCATGATCATGTTAGTGCACGTGAAGTATGGGATGCGCTTATCGAAGGCGCGCATGCATCTGCAGAACCAGGAGTACTCTTTTGGGATACAGCTACACGAATGACACCATCAGATGCTTATTCAGATGTAGGCTTCGGTTCTGTTTCAACCAATCCGTGTGGCGAAATTATCTTATCTCCATACGATTCATGTCGACTTATGCTTATGAACCTTACTTCTTTCGTAGATAATGCGTGGACAGACAAAGCGAGTTTTGATTGGGGTAAGTTTAGAAATTATTCACGAAAAGCTCAACGTTTGATGGATGATATGATCGACATTGAAATTGAGCAAATCGATAAGATCCTTGCAAAAATTGAATCTGATCCTGAACGTCATGACACAAAGACCCCAGAAAGGCAATTGTGGCTTAAGATTCGCGAGGTTGCCCGGGCAGGACGAAGAACTGGATTAGGAGTGACAGGTTTAGGCGATACAATTGCTATGTTAGGGCAAAGATACGGTGATGATAAATCAATTGAAACAGTAGAAGAGATCTATAAGTGGTTGTCACTTGCTTCATACGAAGAGTCAATTCAGCTAGCAAAAGAACGAGGAGCATTTCCGCTATTTAAATTAGAAAAAGAGGAAGATCATCCATTTATTAATCGGATAGTAAATGAACTAGTCGATCCTGTTCGGGATGACTATCGACAATATGGACGGCGTAACATTGCTAATACAACAACAGCACCAGCCGGTTCTGTTTCTTGTCTCACCCAAACTACATCAGGTATCGAACCTGCCTTCATGTTATACTACAAGCGACGCAAAAAAGTTCAAAACGGTGAAGAAGTAATGTTTGTCGATGATCTTGGAGATGAATGGACAGAGTTCAACGTATATCATCATGCTTTTAAGCAATGGTTAGATAGTGATCACGGAACAACTGCCTCTGAGGATGACTTAAGTCATGCAGTTACATTCAGTCCATATCACGGTGCCACCGCAAATGAAATTGACTGGCGTGCAAAAGTAAAACTCCAATCAGTTGCGCAAAAGTGGATCTGCCATGCAATCTCGAACACAACAAATCTTCCGGCTGATATTGATGTAGAAACTGTAAAAGACATCTATATGCTCGGCTGGGAACTTGGGTGCAAAGGAGTGACTGTATATCGAGATGGTTCCCGCTCAGGTGTCCTCGTGTCTACCGATGATAAAAAAGAAGAAAAGCAGAATTTTGGAGAACGACATGCGCCTAAAAGACCTGACGAGTTAGAGTGCGATATTTATCACACTTCAGTCAAAGGTCAAAAATGGGTTGTTCTTGTTGGTCTTCTTGATGGCAAACCATATGAAGTTATTGGTGGTGAAGCTTCACAAATTGAAATTCCACGTAAGTTTAAGAAAGGAAAACTCAATAAGCGTACTTTTAAAACTGCAAATTCAAAATACGATCTAACAATTGGGGAAGAAGACCCGCTTTTAGTTAAAGACGTTGTCAGTATGTTTGATAATGCAAACTATGCAGGCTATACTAGAACTATTAGTTTGGCACTTCGTCATGGTGCACCCGTTCAATATCTAGTAGAACAGATGCAAAAAGACAAAGAAGCAGATCTATTTAGTTTCTCAAAGGTTATTGCACGTTGTCTTAAAAACTATATCATTGACGGGACAACAGTTGACAAAACATGTCCGCACTGTGGCGCAGAAGATAGCCTAGTTTATCAAGAAGGATGTGTTACATGCAAGTCTTGTGGTAGTAGCAAATGTGGATAATATAAAATAGCTTCTAAAAATTAAGAGAGGTGTAATAACCTCTCTTTTTTGTTATAATAAAGATATAAATAATTAATAAAGGAGAGCAAATGCTTTGGAAATATAACACATCACCACTAGTCAAAGAATATGAATTGCACATGCAGCCCGTGATTGTAACAGTTAATAAATTTGATGAGGAAAGTGCAAAAGAGTTTAGAACAAAAATGGCCATGGCACACAATACCGGTCAGAAAATTATTCCTATTGTCATTGACAGTTACGGCGGTCAAGTATATTCACTCATGTCAATGATTTCTACAATTAAAAGTTCAGAACTTCCTGTTGCAACAATTATTCAAGGAAAAGCAATGTCTTGTGGTGCGATTTTAGCATCGTTTGGAGAAGAAGGACGTAGATTTATGGATCCTAACGCAACTATGATGATTCATGATGTGAGTTCAGGACAATTGGGAAAAGTGGAAGAAGTAAAAGCATCAGCAAAAGAGTCAGATCGTTTAAATCAAATTGTCTATAAAATGATGGCGCAAAATTGCGGTAAAGCTGATGATTACTTTTTAAAGCTTGTTGATAAGAAAAAACACGCTGACTGGTTCTTGGATGCCGAAGAGGCAAAAAAGCACGGATTAGTAAATCATCTCCGTGTACCAAAAATTAGCGTTAACTTGGATGTTAGTATCGATCTCGAATAATTATAATTATTATTTAGGAGATCTTATGCAAGATGAAATAGCCAAATATATTGGTTGTACAAAAGCTTTATTATCATGGTTCCATGCAGCTCATCACGTCACCAAAGGCGCAGGATTTGCAGGGGATCATGTTAATCTTTATGGAGAAATATATAACGGAATTAACGAAGACTTTGATGCGCTAATTGAAAAGTTTATTGTTATTTGCGATACAGAAAAGATAGCATGCCCACTCGAGGCATCACTTGAGTCTATTCCTTTTTTAATGGAATTTACTTCACCTGTCAATATGAATGCTGATGCGATAGCTGCTGAGGCTTTAAAGTTTATGAGGCATCATGTTGAGCATTTGACAATGCTTTATAGAGGTCTTGAAAGTAACCGTTTGTTAACATTAGGCGCAGACGACTATTTAGCAGCTGCAGCAAATCAATATGAAGAATACATATACTTACTCGGACAGCGAGTTAAAAGAGGGAGTATATAATGGATAAAGTTTTTTATAATGAAAGTTCTGCAGCTAAATTAGGCTGGAAACCAGACTGGTTTGGTGAAGATGACTTTGATGATGATTTAACTAATGCAATCGCTGCATGGCAAAAGAAAAATGGGTTGACTGCAGATGGTCTTTGCGGGCCTGGTACTTTTAGAAGAATATTTACAGAGCGCCAAAGTGAAATTGATGATTATGCACCAGATTTAGTCAAAGATAAAGATGAATCTTTTATTGTTCATCATGGTAATTTTATTCCGATTAACTGGCCAAAAGTTGTTCTTTGGTCAGAAGATAACGGTCTTAAATTGGAAAAAGGATATACACCTTATTTTGAGCCGCGCGAAATTAAAATGTTTGTAAATCACTGGGACGTGTGCCTTAATAGTAAGACATGTCATCGCGTTTTAGAGAAAAGAGGATTAGCAGTTCATTTCTTAATTGATAATGACGGAACAATATATCAATGTCTAGATACAAATCATGCTGCATATCATGCTGGAAGTAAAAAACACAATCATAGTACAATTGGCGTAGAGATCTCAAATGCGTATGATCTTAAATATCAGTCATGGTATAAAAAGAATGGATTCGGAGAACGCCCTGTATTAACTGAAGAAACAATCCATGGTAAATCTATGGGTGAATTTACTGGATTTTACGACGTTCAATTACAAGCGCTTAAGGCGTTGTGGCAAGCAGTTCATAAAGCAACTGGAATTCCTTATAAGTGCCCGACAGACTCATCAGGGAATACACTTAAAAAAGTATCTACATCAGCAGCGGCTAATAATTTCAAAGGTTTTGTTAGTCATTATCATTTAACAAACAGAAAGATAGACTGTGCAGGATTAGATATAAATGAAATGTTAAAAGATATCCAATAATTTTTTAACACTTTGCCCTGTTAATATATACTTATAGCATCATGCACTACTATGTTTATGGTGCTGTAAGTTTTAGTTTAGTTAAAGTTTGGTTTGAGTATAGTTAATGACAGCATTAAGAGTTAATGAGTCGTCAGGTTCTTTAGGGTCCCTGCAGATAGCAGACGGTTACGGTGGGTTTTTATCAGGAAGCCTAACAGCTGGAACGAATGTAACTATACAAGATGATGGAAGTGGAAACTTTACTATTAATAGCACCGGTGGCGGTGGAAGCATAACGGTAAATTCAGGATCCGTTGATGTTTCCACCGTTTCTACTATTGCAGCTTCTGATGGCTTTATACTAGTTGACGAAGGAAGCGGAAGAGCTGCACTCACAGCCTCAATCGGTATACCGGAAGACGGAACGTATACAGACGGTTTATTTACAGACTTTACACCTCAAACCCGTTTAGGCGTAGCGATTGATCGTTTTAATGAGATACTTGCTTTGCTAGCACCTGCAATTGCGCCTGACTTAGACGATATAGATAATGATAATTCTAATGTAAGTACAGTGGAATTATCATTTGGAACATCTAATGATTTAGAAAGCGAAGGAACTCCTTATTATTCGGTTGGTACTACTGCAGGATTCGGAGCGTTAGACGTCAATGATACATATTCACCCGGTTCTTCTGGAAACAATATAAGGATTGGTGCATTTGGATCATTAAGAAATATTGAAGGCACATTAAACGAAGATGTGTCAGCCGATGGTTCAAACTATCCTGATTTTGCTTTTGGTAATGCGGATCAAGGTGAATTAAGATTAGAAATTAATGGCCAAATAATCCATACAGTTGATTTGACTTCTTTTGTAGGTCCGGGTAATACAAACGCAACCGGTTCTTGCTTTACTTCTTTATCAACTGCAGACTCTGGTGAATTATCAAATGGAATTGAATTTCCTAATTTCAAACATAGAACGGGTGGTTATAAAATAATAACATCAGATCAACGACAAGGATGGAATTATGCAAGAGTACTTCATGTTTATGGATCATCAACAATAACAACAAATTATATTGAATGGTTAAATGATACTGATGCTAATACACTCACAACATCAGGTAACGAATTAGAATTTACTGGAACAGGTGGAATTCATTTATCTGGTGTAGAATATTTTACTGGCGGATCTGCTGAATATCGTGTCAGAGTTGATAATGCCTATAGAAACGTATATGATACTAACAATATAACATTTACAACATCAACAGGTGGTTCACTTAATACAGGTGTAACTTATTCTATTTCAAGTCAAGCTAAACCGACAATAGACACCGGTGCAGGAGAAGATCATACTAAAACACTTCATATAACAGGATCAACAACAG